AGGGTCTTCGACCACCGCTTCGACAGCATCATCGTTAATGATACGGAACTCACGCCCATGGATTTTGACGCGGGTGCCTGCATGCGTGCGTACGAGGATGAAGTCACCCTCCTTGCACCACGGACCACTCGGGAACCGCGTCTCGTCCTTATAGGCGTCCGGACCCACTTTCATGACGAACAGGACCACCGTGAGCAATTCCTCGTGGTGGAGCGTGATGTCCGCCTTGAGAATGCCACCCTCAGTGACTTTTTCGACTTCCGGAACGGCACACAGGATGCGGTATCCAGACGGGTCAGGAAGCTGTTTGGGACGCTCTTCGAGGGGAATTTCGGAGTCCGCCTCGATCTTCGGGATAGGTTGGCCGTCGAGGCCAACTAGTGCGGGTTTCTCGATACCAATGATCTCACTCATCTTCCGCCTCCATACGTTCGGCGGTTTCCATGAGGATATTGTTAGCTACGAGAAGCCCACGGTAGATGCCACAAGCGTACTTGTAGTCCCCGTAATCACCTGCGTTACCCATCGCCATGTCCGTCTCAATGATTTTCAACTCGTCTTGTATCTTTTTTGAGAGATACTGGAGTAGGTTACTCATTTATCTTCCTTCTTGGTTGTAGGAGAAGCCGGAGCGGCTTCCTTTGGTTGCTGAGTCCGGTTCATGCTGTCGCGCGCTAGCTCGACACCAATCCTCAAACCCTCAGCCTCTTGTTTGGCGTCCAAGTTGTTCTTGTCCGTCGCAATTTTTGCGCCGACCTGCAGGCCAGCGATTTCTTTCTGAGCTTCGATACGCTCCTTCTCAAGCTCAAGCCGGTCGTTCTTCTCCGCAGCTTCCACCTGTAGCTTCTGCTTTTTGAGGTCGAGTTCGCCCTTCTTGATCTCAAGCTCCTGCATCTGCATCTGCACGATGGGGTCTTGGGCCATCTGCTGGTTCTGCTGCTGCTGAGCTTCAGCTTGGTTCTTCTGGAGCAACTGCCCTGAGGCAGCCGCTGCGAGGCGGGATATGGCCACCTCGGTATCTTCATCCATAGCCGCATCAGGCGGAGGCAGCGGCACACCGGCCTGTTCTTCGATCTGCTTGCGGTATTCAAACGCCAAGTGTTCCGCTATATGCGCCTGCATAGCGGCCTGCATCGACTGCGCATTGGGGTTTTGCCCTATAAGCGCTGCAATCTTGGGGTCCTGCATAGCGTTCATATGGACCATGATATGAGCCTCATGGTCTTGGTAGATAAACGCCTTGACCGGCTTGCCGTTGATGACGTCCATATTCTCGGAGATGGGATCACGCGGCTTCATGTCGTCACCGTCTTTGAGCGGCACGAGCTTCTCGGCATTCTTAATTCCCAGCACCTCCAGCATCTGGCGATGGAGGTAAGGTAGGTCATAAATCTGCGGCGCACCCTGCGCCAACTGGATAACAGCCTGATATTGGACGATTTTCTGCGCCATTGTGGCGGCGTTGGGGTCCGATACAGGGATAACCTCGACCATGTCATAGTCGGATTTCTTAGCTCTACGTGACCCTTCTTCAGGCTCGTAGCTATACTCCTCAGGCGTATAGTCGCGGATAATGCCCTTCAGGAGCCGGAACTCCTGCTTCATCGCGTAGTGCACGCGTGCCTGCACAGCCGACATCGTCTTGAGCGTGCGCTCTAGGATTGCCAGTGTGGTTCCGACTGGCGCGTTGGCGGACATGTCGCTGATCTGGAGATCAGCAGCCCCGGCGAAGCGACGGCCTTCCTCTACGATGGTACCCAGAAGGCTATAGAGTACTTGGCTAGGCTCTTTATACGGCAGCGGCATGATGTTGTCGCGCATCGTGCCTGACGCCACATCGACGTCTCGCCACTCGGCAGGGGCAATGGGCGTGTCATCACCCTTGACCCTCAGCCCCTTAGTTTTGAAACCGCCGGGTAGATTAGACAGAGTGCCAGCATCGACAAGCTGACGAATAAGGCTGGTACCAGACTTAGCAAAAGCACCAATAAGGTGAATGAGACCAAAAGCGTAGAACCCAAAACCCGGAATATACGGGTAATGTACGAAATGCTGGCGCTTGGCTTTGAGTTTCTCATCCGGGTCCCAGTTGCGACGGACAGACAGGATCGTCATCGTCGACTTCTCTATGGTCACGATGTAGGGGAGGGCTATTCCTTCGTCCTCATCGTCACGGAATTTGTCGTCATCGAGCACAAGCTCGACCTGCATTTCGAGCAGCTTGTAGCGCTCGTCGGTCGACGCCCTAAAGCCCATCCTCTCGGCAATTGCCTTCTCGACTTCGTCGAGGGTATCGACTGGATCATCAAGTTCGATATCACGGTAGAACCCCGCTGCTTGTAGCTTCCGGACCTCGTTTGGCGTCTTACGCATGACGTGCGTGACGCGCGGGCTGGTCTCAAGGTTAGAGGCACCATAAGGCACCACAACGTCCTCAGCAGGCACGTACATCGACGTCTGACGACCGAGTGACGGGTCATAATAGACCTTCTTGAACGCATTACCTGAGAGGCCCAACCCCCACAGCATCCGCTCATGCTCAGGCCGATATTCCTGCATCACATCGGTCAACTGGTAATTCATATCCTCCTGCACGCGCTGCGCTGCATCACGCTTCTCAGGGGTCTCTTTGCCGATCAACTGGGTCCGAACCGGACCTTGTGCCGGGAACGTCTCCATCATGGTCTCGGCTTGGAACTTGACCAGCGCTTCGCTCATCAGCGGGTGGTACACACCGCATGCACCGGGCCATGGCTCCGTCCGGTCGTCGACCTTCATACCCAGTAGCTCAAGCCCGTCCACGTAGGTCTGCATCCAGTCCTTGCGACTGGAGATGTCTTCCTCAAACTCACCGATGAGATCACCGGCAAGCTCTGCAAGCTGGCCCTCGTCTAGGATGTCGGCCAAGTTCTCGTTGAACTCGCCTTCCTCGTCGTCATCACCGGGTTCGAGGACGACCTCCATATCCCCTGCGCCAATAGTGACACTCTCCGGGTCCTCGATCTCAATCTCAAGCGCAGGCTCTTGGTCAAGCATAGCGTTCATGGGGAGGCCCATCGGAGCCGGGTTCAGAGCCTTGTCGATTGCCATCAGTAATACCCTCTATTGCGGTTCGACCGGAAATACTGGATTTCGTCTGGTTCGTCTAGCGTAGTAGTCACATAGCCCCCGCGTCTAAACCTGTGCATTGCCATTGATACAGTATCCACATAGTCGTCATGGGTACCTGCAGGAAACTCAGCCACCTCGTCGATCACTTCTTCCGCCCAGCGGGTAGCTGGTGCCCATACCCGACCAGAGGCAAATATGTCAGCGACGGCGTTCAGACGGCTGATCTTGTCATTCCCACGCGTGGGCGTGAACTCCTGCACCGGTATGCCCATTGCACGCATCTCATATATAAGAGGTGCACCTGATGCCTTTTTCTCGATGATGACGCTGTCCGGCTCCCAGTCTTGATACTCCTCGACAGCCACCCGCTTCAGTTCTGGGAACTCCATGCGGTCACGGAACGCATTCAGGAGGATAATATTGGCCTGCTCGATCCCTGCGTCATCCGGATGGTAAAACACCCCCCATGTAGTGCACGCCGAATAGTCGGCGCGTTGCGTCTTCTCGAAGGCCGTATCCCAGCTTTGTAGGATGAAGTCGCACTGAGGAGGGCTTTCTCTCGGCCACTCCTGCCACCACTCACGCTTCACGATAGCAGCAGACTCAGATACAGGGTTTTGCTGGTACTGCGCCATCCACTTGCTGTTAGGGACGTCGCGCTTGACCTTCAGAAGCTCTTCCAACTCCCAGAACTCAGGCCATAGCGGCTTGTCAGAGGGCAAAATTGCTGGAAATTCAATGACTTCCCACTCGCCAATGCTGTCATTAGCAGCCGCATCTTTGAGGATTTGCCCAGTCAGATCGCGCTTCGACCAACGCGTCATCACGACGACGATAGCCCCACCCGGCTGCAGACGCTGACGAGGCCCGGATGTATACCACTCGTAGGTCTTGTCGTAAATATCAGGGTTAACTTCTGCGATAGCAGCTTCTTGCTCCGAGTGCGGGTCGTCGATGATGAGCACGTCAGCACCCTTACCGGTCACCGCACCACCTATACCAATAGCAAAATAGTCCCCACCTTTGCTGGTATTCCAGCGGCCAGCAGCTTTTGAGTCCGCAGAAAGGTTTAATTCGGGGAAAATGCGGTGATAAGTGTCAGTGTCGACCAAATTTCGCACTTTACGGCCAAAGCCGACCGCCAATTCAGCCGTATGGGAGCACTGGATGATCTTTTTGTGCGGATATTTGCCTAAAAACCAAGCAGGGAGCAGATAAGAGGCGAACTCGCTCTTGGTATGGCGCGGTGGCATGTTAATTATGAGGCGCTTGCAGCTACCGTTTGCAACGCGCTCGAAGGCATCAGCCATTTTGGCGTGGTGTCGGCCCCCAATGAAGCTCGGCCAGACCTCTTTGACGAACCCAAGGAACTTATCTTGGGCAATTTGCTTGGATTTTAGCTCTTGGAGCTTCTCTAGCTCGGCTAACAGCTTCTCCTGCTCGTGTAGGGGTAACGCAGGCAAGATTCTAGGTAGATCAGCCAAGCTAATCTCGTCGA